CGGGCCCGGCGCGCCCACGGGGTCCGGCCGGCCGACGCGGCGATCCCCTCGATCCCGTCGAGGTCACCGTCGCCGTTGTGGTGCCGCTCGAGCCGGTCGCCCACGTCGCCCACGTAGCGGACCGGCACCGACGACGCCACGAGCACCCCATCGCGGGTGGTGACCGTCGGGCCGCGCCGGCCCTGCGCGAACCCGGGCGACGGGACGAGCAGCGTGGCGATGAGTTCCTGCCAGCCCGGCCGGTCCGGGTGGGGCTGCCAGTCCCCGGAGAGCCGGCACGCCAGCATCCGGGACACCTGGTCGGGGGTGACGCCGGGCTCGAGGGCCCCGGCCGCCCACGGCAGACCATCGGCCGTCTCGCCGCAGCGGATCTTGCCGATCACCGCGCAGGCGTTCTCGTAGTGGTCGGGGGCCACGTCGTGATCCTCCCGCCACCGCGACGCGTGCCGGCAGTCCATGGTGATGGGCCCCACCCCGGAGAGCCGGCCCTCGAGGGTGAGGGCCTCGCCGCCGAGGAACCGGCTGTAGTCGACGTTCCCGCGGGGCACGGTGACGCGCCGGCCCGAGGTGGTGAACGCCCGGTGGCCCGTGTTCAGCGGGGCGATGATCCCGTAGATCCGGCCGTCGTCGGTGATGCAGAACGCGCCGGGGAGGTCCCCCACGTCGGTGGGCTCATCGAACCACCAGGCGGGCGGCAGGTTGGGGATCTCGATGCGGTAGGACGCCGCGGTGATCCCCTGCACCACGTCCGCCATGCTGGCGCCCTCCCAGCCGGCCTGTGTGGCGCTGTGAGGGGCTGCGGGGACCTGCCGGGCCCGTGTGCCCACAACGCGCACCCCAGCGGCGTCACGCTCGATCACGAGGACGGGCCGGGACGGCACCGCCGCGGCCTCCGGGACCTGCTCGGGCACGGGCACGCACTCACCCGCGTCCGGATCCCACACCTGGCCCTCCGGGCACTGGTCGCCCTCGCCGGGCGCCTCGCCGCCGGGGAACGGGGCCGCCGCGCCCAGGGCCTCGAGGGCCCGCACGAGCTCGGCCGTCGGCTCAATGGTCGCGTTGTCCTGCGCCGGCACCGACACGCCGGTCAACTCGCCGATGCGGCCCCCGTCGATGAGGACCTGCTCGGGCTCGCCGAACAGGATGGCCTCGATGTCGTCGCCGTCGGCGTCCTCGCCGTCGGGCCAGACCATCTCCACCTCGGCGGGCATCTCGTCCAGCCCGATGGACACCCAGCGGGTGAACCCGGCGACCAGCTTGCGGCCGTACTCGCGGCCGTCGGGGTCCTCGAGGTCGAGCGTGCCGAACATGTGGATCGCCGCGTCGTCCATCGGGTCGCGGGTCGCCCGGGTCACGAGCCCGACGTGCACCGTCATGGGCGTGCCGCCGTGCGCGGCCGAGCCCTTCTGCCAGTGAAACGCGAACGGGGGATCGCGCCACTCGAGGTTCGTGAAGGTCCGCATCCCCGTGCTCTCGCCCTCGGTGTGGGCGACGGAGTGGAAGTGCTCGCCGGGCTGCGGGTCGAGGTCCGGGACGATCACCGCCGCCGCGTCCCCCGCGGTCCCGGCGTCGTCCACGTTCGAGTTGAGGGCGGCCACGTGGTCCTGGGCGTCCTGCTCCGTGTCGTGGCAGCCCCCCGGCGCGCGCTCGTCGGTGTCCTCATTGAACACCTCGAACGGGCACCCCTCGCCGCCGCTCCGGATCCCGTAGGGCATGGCCACATCCTCCACGTCGGTGGCCGCCGAGGCGGTCACGGTCTGATCGTCACCCTCGCCGGCCAGCGGGAAGTCTGCCACCCGCGTCCCGTAGCTCACGCGGATCCGGTCGAAGGTGACCGGCCCGGTCCGCTCGGCGAGGGCCTCGAGCCGCCCGTCGCCGGGCGCCGCGCCGTACGCGAGGGTGACGTGCGCCACCCACGGCGCGTGCTGCCCCGGCAGGGCCCACATGGCGCCGTCCTCGGCCTCGGCCATGGTGACGGCCCGGTCCAGGGTCAGGGACACGAGGTCGCGCAGGTCCGTGAGCCCGTCACCGCCGATCCCCAGCACCCACGCAGGCTCGGCGCCGGCCGGGTTGAACAGGTCCACCGCGAACACGTCGGCCACCAGCGGCGCCTGCGTGCTGGCCAGGAACTCCACCTCATCGAGGATTTCCTCTTGCACCTCGCCGGGGATCTCGGCGGCGTCGCCCAGGAAGTAGAGCGTCAGGTGCAGCTGGTCGCGGGACTCGCCGTCCTCGAGCACGAGCCGGTCGAGGTCCGCGTCGGACGGCACGAGCGCGACCATGGCGCCGGTGTGCGGGGTGCCGTCCGGGTTGACATTGACGGCCTGGGCGTCGCGGAGCCGCACGTCATGGATCAGCCGCTCGGCCAGCTGGCGGCCCGCCGTGGTGAGGTCCATGTCGAATGACGCCTCCACCGGGAGGGTCGTGTCGATGGTCACTGCAGGTGAGTCTGTCATGGTCAGCCAGTCTCCTGGGTGAGCGACTCGTCGTAGCGGGCGAGCGTGTCGGCCCGGCCGGGCGCGAGCAGGAACAGGATCCCGCCGTCGCCGGCATGGGGGTTCCGGTGGTCGAACCCGCCCGGGTAGATGTCCTCGGGGATCCCGTCCGGGAACGCCGCGCAGGCGTTGCCGATCTGCCCGTCGGTGCGGGGCCCGAGCCGGACGCACGCCTCGCAGATCGGCTGGTCGAACGTGGGCATCAGGCACCTCCGGTCGGGTTGCCGCTGGCGTGGCGCGTCAGGATTTCCACGAGCTCGGACGCCAGCTGCGACGGCTCGTCGGACGACGTGACGTAGGCGAACGACTCGGCCATCAACTCGTCGGTGTTCGTCGTCGCGTACTGCGACACGTCGGTGCGCATCACGGACCATCGGGCCTTGGCCCACTCCGCCGATCCCTGCGCGGCGGGGCCGAGCCCGGTCGACCGTTCGATCGCGTCCTGAATCGCCGTCTCGAGTTCCCGGTTCAGGAGGTGCCGATCGGTGGTGAGGTCCTGGGCCTGCCAGTAGAGGTGATGCCCGAACTCGTGGCGCATCACCGCGGCGACGGTCCCGGTGCCCGGCGGGTGGAACCCTGACTCCACGTCCCGGGCCAGCGACGCGACGATCTCGTCGTACCGCTTCGCCTTCGCGGCGGACAGGCGGATGGTCTGCACCTGCCGGGACGCGTCCGCGTAGGCCCGCTGGTGGATCCGGCCCATCCGCCAGCGCGACTGTCCCCGGTTCACCGTGTCGGTGACTTTGCTCGAGGCGCCGAACGCCCGGATCCGGCGCGCCACCTGGGGGTAGCGGCTGATCAGGTCGTGCATCGTCTCGGCGACTTCGTTCGCGGCGCGGGGCCCGAGCCCGTCCAGGTGGATCGCCCGGCGGCCCACCTCGTCGCTGCCGTGCCGTTCGAGCATCCACGCCTCGGCCTGCTTCTGTGACAGGCCCCCCGGGTACACGTCCGGGACGGCGGTCACCTGGTCGGGGAGGTCATCGAGGTCGAGGTCGGCCACGTCGCCGGTGACGCCGCCCTCCTGGCGGCCCTCCACCCCGTCGAGTTCGCCGCGCAGCTTGTCGGTGAACAGGACCGTGCACCGGCAGTTGATCACCTCGGCCGGGGGGCCTGACGGGTCACCCGGGTACTCGAGGAACGCGCTCCCGACCCGGAACCGTTCGCCTTTCTCCACGAGCCGGCCGTCGGCCCGGACATGGGAGGGCCTCGTGCGCCCGTCGAGCGTCGAGAGCCACTGTTTGAACAGGGGCGCCTGCGTGCCCATCAGCCCGACCCGGTTGACCGCGCCGGCGTTGGCCGCGGACACCACCTCGGTGCGGGCCACCATCCGGGCCTGCGCCTCGGAGAGCTCGACGGCCCCCCGGAGGTTCCGGGCGATCCGGTCCACGGAGTGCCCCTGCTCGAGCCCGGCCAGCATCGTGGCCCGCGCCTCGGACCATGCCTTGTCGCCGATGGTCAGGAACCGGTTCCGGGCCTGGGCGAGGTGCCGGACCGCGCCCTCATCGGCCAGGGCCCGCACGTCCGGGTTGTCCGGGATCAGCTTGCCGCCGGCCTGCACCTGCGCGACCGCGGCCAGCCCGCCGGCCTCGTACACCCGCCGGTAGTACGCGAGCACCTGGTCGTCCACAGCTTGTCCCCAGGCTGTGAGGATGTCCGACAGGTTGTCGACCACCGCCGCGGTCAGGCCCACGACCGGGCCCTCGTGAACGAGGGCACGAGGTAGGAACGTTCCGACCGACCCGGCGGCAAGGGCGGGCACCTCGGCCTTGAGCCCGGCGGTCACGTCCCGGAGGATCGGGCGGAGCGCGCCGAGCACCACGTCGAGGGCCTCGGCCTCGAGGGTGTCCAGCGCGTCCGCGAGCACGGCCCGTTCCATGTCACCGCCGCCAGTCCATGATCCGGGCCCACCAGCGGCGACGGCGCCGGCCGGTCTGCTGGAAGTGCCGGCGCATCCCGGGGGTGATCGTCACCGTGCTCTTAGACCGCAGCAGGTCCGCGATGACGGCCCGGCGGCGGTCCTCCGGGGTCACCTCGCGGGTGCCGTGGCCGGCGTCATGCCAGGCCATCAGGGTCCGCCTCGTCGTCGTCGGGTTCGTCCAGGGCCGCGGCCTCGAGAGCGAGCAGGATGTCCGCCACCGGTTCACCGTCCCGCGCCGCCGCGAGCATCCCGACCAGGCGCCGTTGATCGAGCGTGTAGAGGACCACCTCCCCCTCGATCAACTCGCCGTCGTCGGGCTGAATGAACAGTCGCCCGGAGTGCTCCGGCTCCGCGTCCACCTCGTCGTCGGTGGTGAAGTCGAGCACGGCGCGCAGCACACCCACCTGCACCGCTCAGGCCTCCGCGACCTGCGCCTCGCAGGGGCACACGCCGAGCGCCCGGGCCAGGGAGTCCCAGCTGTGCTCCACCTGCGTGCGGACCAGCACCCGCGCGTACGCGTCGAGGGTGGCCTCGAGGGACACGGCGTCCTCGCCGAGCCGTTCGGCCACCTCCGGCAGCCGCTCCCACGCGTCCTCGAACAGGCGATCCACCGGCAGGAACCGGGCCAGGTCCACGCACGTGTGCAGCCGCACCGCCGGGCAGTCCGCCGCGCCAATCTGGCGCGGGAGCGCGCCATTCCGGCGCGGCATCTTGTTCAGGACCCGGCGGCCGGCCCGCTCGAGGGCCCGGTGCACGAGCGCGTCGCAGGCGGCGACCAGCGCGATCGCGGGGGTGAGCCCGGGCACGTGGTCGGGCACCTCGAGGGTGGCAGCCGCGGCGGGCACGGGCGGGGCGGGCGCGTCGGACGGGTTGGGCTCGTCCTCGCGTGTATCGGGCAGCGCCCGGTCCCCGTCATCGGCCGGCGCCGGGAGGGCCAGCTGTGCCGGCTGGGGTGCGGGCTCGAGGGCCGTCACCTCGTCGTCACTGAGCAGCCCCAGCTTGGCCAACGCGGTGGGCCCGAGCGTCTCGTGGGTGATCAGCGAGAACCACACCCGGCGCTGCGTGTCGGGGTCCGTCGGATCCGCGGCCTGCGCCTCGGTGATCCCGAGTTCCTTTCGCAGGTCGTCGCCGCCGGCCTCGAACCGGTCGTAGGCGTCGCTGATGGCCCCGGACCGGTCGGGTCGCACCCGGAGGTCCGACGTGTCGTACCACATGATCCACTCGCCGAGCGGTGTCTCCCGTTCGACCCGCTCGAGGTCCAGGCGCGCGGCCCGGGAGGTGTCCATCGACGCGTCCAGGCCCGGGGTCAGGTACCCGACCGTGAGCCCGTCGCAGACGATCTCGAGTCCGGGCTCGACGTGCAGCTTGAGCCCGGATTCCTCGACCTGCCAGTCACCCCAATGGTTCCGGTTCTCGCCGGTCAGGACCTGGCGGGGCATGTCCATCGCGTTGCCCAGCCGGGTGATGGCTTCCTCACGTAGCTCGATCGACTTCTGGTCGAACGTGGTGGCATAGCTGATGTACCCATCCTTGAGCGCCTTGATGTGCGCGGCCGGGATCCGCACCGGGAACGGCACCACCGCCGAGGCGAGCCCCCGATTCTTGATGGGCTGGCTCATCGCCTTCGTCCATTCCTCGATGAAGTCCTCCCACTTGCCGGGCAGCTGCATCTCGGACGGGAACGCCTGCAGGCCCGCGCCGGCCAGCCTCGAGGTGGCGGTCGCCTCGACGTGTTGGGTGAGCAGCACGAGCTCTCGGAGGACCGGCAGCGCGGCACGGGTGGGGGAGTCGGCCTCCCAACGGCGGCGCGGGTGGGGGCGGAACACCTTCGTGGCGAGCGTGCCCGGGGGCATCTTCTGCCAGTCGGACATGGTGTCCCCGGTCCGCACCTCGTAGGCGGGCGCGCCCTCGATGTCGGTGCCCAGCCGGATGTCCTCGGCGTCGACCACCATGAACCGGTCGCCGCCCTTGCGGGGCTCCCCCACCAGGTAGCTGCCACCCGGGATCATCAGGTAGGACCCGAACGCCCGGAGGATGTTGGACTGTCCGCCCACGCCACCGGCGAGGCGGGCCACGAGGTCATGGGCCGGGCCGGCCTCGACGGGCTCGGGTTCCTGGCCGGGCTCGGGCCGCCGGGCCGCGAACAGGCGCGACCGCGAGAACGCGTTCGAGAGCCACATCTCCGCGAACCGGAGTTCGCCCACCATGTCCCGCAACTCCCAGCCCTCGGCCTGCCAGGACTGGACCTGTGGCGCGTCCTCGCGGATGGGGCGCAGGATCCGGGCCGCCGCGGTGAGGGGCTCCGAGAGCCGGGCCGGCAGGGCCGGCTGGCCGTGACGGTCACCCATGGTGCACTCCCCGGAGGTGCTCGGCCGTGGTGGCGATGACGGTGTGCCAGGGCTCGGTGGCCCCGGACAGGGCGGGTTCGGCGGGCAGCTGGCCCATCACCACGGCCCGTGCCGCGAGCGCGGCGAGGTCGCGGGCTTCCCCGTCACCGGGCAGCCGCACCTGCTCGAGGGCGTTGAGGGGAGTCAGGCGTTGCCAGGACTGCGGTCGGCCCGGCCGCGGGTGCGCCTCGGGATTGAGCGCGGCGAGGTGAAGCTCGTGTGTCGCGCCCACCACGGTGACCTTCGCCGCCGGGACCCCCTCGATGGGCCGGAGGTGGATCATGTTCAGGATGTAGTGCCGCCAGGCGGGCGACTGGCCGGGGCAGTCCAGGAACCACGAGGCGACCGTGCCCGACCAGTCGGCCGGGTCGCCGGGCTCGAGGTCCACGAACACGGGGGTGGCCGTGCCGGCCGGGCCCTCCACCCAGGCGCCCACCGTGACCTGCATCACTCACCCTCCCAGGACGCCAGGAGCCCCGTCACCGCGGCGCCCGCGCCCCACACCAGGAACGGGACTGGCAGGCCCACCACGAGCCACACAGCGGCTGTGACGAGCCCTGAGACGTACACCCCCGCGCACCACGAGCACTGCGACAGGTAGGCCTGCCACGACACGTCCCCCCACCGCTCGGCGACCCGGGCCCGTTGCACCGCGATGGGCGGGAACTCGTCGCGGACCAGGAGCCGCGTCACCCGGTAGGTGGTGAGCAGGACCAGGGCGACCACGAGCACGGGCGCAGCATACGACGCGGCACCACCACGGGCAGGAACCCCGTCGAGGTGCGGCCCGTGGGCCGGTGACTCCCCGGGACCGCCATGCCATCGGATGACCCGGATCGTTGCCACCGGCCCGGGCTTCGACTGCACGAGGCAAGTCGAGGGGCCGCTGCCCGCATGTAGCTGGTCGCGGGGGGTTGTCGCGGGGTGGACTCTACCGCGTCACAGCGGTCAGGGGTGGCACTGCCGGTGCCCGCAGCTGCCGGTCCGGCCGTCGACCACGACCGCGGCCGGCACCCGCAAGTAGGTCCGCTCGCACCAGCAGGTCACGAGCAGGCCTGGCAGCCGGCGGGCATCCTCCGCCGGGGGGGCTGGCGCGGGCCCGGTGCCGGTGATGATCCCGCTGGCCGTGTCGGATCGGGCGTGGCCGAGCGCGAGGGATGATGACAGGCCTCCGAGCTTCGATCCCTGGTAGCACGCGGGGTCATTGATCCACGAGTGGCCGCGGGTGTGGGCCGGGGGACGGGTGGCAGTCACGGCACCCACACACTGATGCGCAGCGTGAAACTCATGCTGGCGGTCAGCTGGGCGGGGATCGCCGCCGTCATGCACAGCAGCGTGTCGCCCCGCCAGACGCTCACCCACGGATCATCGACCACGCCTTGCACGTCGGGGAACCTGACATCCGGGATGAGGTTGGGCTCGAGGACGGCCACCTCGATGGATCCGTCGTCCACCCTGTCGCGGGCCGCGTCCCATTCGAGGGGGTCGCGGGGCAGCGCGACGGCGTTGCGGTGGAGGACGAGGGTGAGGTGGTCGCCGGGGCTCACGAACGTGGGCTCGGGCAGCCTGCTGTGGACGGTCATCAGAACGGCTCGTTTCGTTCGTCCCACCCGCAGGTCCTGCACTCCACCCACACGGGCGCTAGGCCCGCCACGAGGCTCACGGGCCGGCTGGGGTCCACCGGGTCGAGGGTCGTGCAGTAGGCGAGGGCCACACCCCGGCAGGCGGGACACCAGCGGACGGACTTGACGGACACGACCACCGCCCGGGCGAGCGCACGGACCGCGCTCATCCCTGGGACTCCCACGGCTCGGGCGGGTCGACCAGATCGACCGGGTGCCGGATGATCGGGTCGTGCCAGATCGACGCGGGGCCATGCTCGATGTCGATGCCAGGGGGGCGGGCCTCCTGCTCGGCGACTTCGGCCAGGCGCAGGGCGATGGCGCGCCGGTCCGGATCCGAGGTGGCCGCGGCACGGCGGCGGAACGCTGCCGCGAACCGGCCCATCGACTCGCGGTGTTCCTCGGGGGTCACCTGCATGGCGAGACGTTCGGCCTCGGCCACGTCGCGGGCCACCTCGAGCGCGGTGATGTCACGCTCGTGGTGGGTGCCGGTGAACATGGTCCACATGGCGGCCGGGCCGATGTCGCCCATCACGTGCACCCTCACGGCTTGAACCCCCGGCTGCGCCGATCCTCGGCTTGGAACCGCTGCCAGTCGATGCCCAGGTGCTCGAGGGTCGACCGGAGGTCCTGCACGCGCTCCCACGGGACCTGGCAGGCGAACACGTACCCGCCGGGCTTCAGCGCCGGGTACGCGGCCACCGCGATCGCCGAGACAAGCACGTCGTAGAGGGGGGTGCCACGGTCGGGCAGCTGGGGCCGAGGGCGGGTGGTCTGGACTGGCACGGGGTCAGGGGTTGAGGTGGTCATAGGGCCCCTAGTTTGTCACACCCCAACGGCCGGCGCCAGCGCGCTGGGATCAGGCCTGGTCGATCAGCTTCTGCTGCTGGTCGCGCTGGGCGATCGTGTCCACGAGCACGAGGATCTGCGACTCGGCGGCCTCGAGGGCTGCCATCTCCGCGTCCGTCGTGTCATGGGCGTCGGTCCGCATCAGCTTGTGCAACACGACCACCTGCCCACGCAGGGCCACCAGCTGAGCCCGGAGTGATGAGGTCATGTCCGAGTTCACGAGCACGTGCACCACGTCGAGCTTGCGGTTCGTCTCGATGGCTGTCTCGGCGACCTGCTTGTTCTGCTCGAGCAGGAGGGCCGCGGCCTCAGCCGCCTGGGCTGCCACCGCGTCCTGGCGGGCCCAATCCTCCCGCTTGTCCGCCATCCTCGCCCGGTTCGTCAGGTAGCCCAGGACCATCGGTGAGATGAGCGACACGATCAGCGCCACCACGATCACTTCCACCCTGCCCGGCACCTCCGCTGCACGTCCCGTCGTCCGGTCCGATCGTACCGGACGGCGGATCCCCGTCGGACGCGCCCGGGGGCAGATATCGCATCTCGGGCACGGTCCCGGTGTCGACCCCGAGGGGCGGGTCGCGCCACCAGCGGCCGGACCCGTCGCGCATGGCCCGCCGGGCCTCCCGTTCGGCCAGCCGGGCATCCCGGTCCGGTCGCTTGCGGTCCGGGTAGGTGACGATCACGATGTCGGACGCCGGGAGGTACTCGCGGTCCTCGAGGTGACCACCAGCGCCGAGCACGGCGGTCCCGTCGATCAGGGTGAGGGTGTGCACGAGGCGGGGCTCGGGCTCGTCGCGGATCCACACGGCGATGCTGTTCGTCGTCTCGGCCTCGAGCCGGTCGATGGCCCACACGGTCGCCTCGTACTCCTGCACGAGCGGGTGGTGCCGTTCGACCTGGGCGACGCGGCGCACCAGGTAGTCGCGGCGTCGGCGGAGGGCCCGGAGGTGTCGGCCTCGTGGTGATGGCATCGGTGTCTCCTGTCGGGGTTGGGGTTGGAGGGTAGGCCTCGAGGGGAGCCGGGCAGGCGGGCCAGCGGCCCCCCTCGGGCCAGCGG